TTGTTGATGACATGATGATGAGAGGTATTTCTGGTGGTCCAACATCAGGCCCTCCATCTTTACCTCCCGTTCAGGCGCAAGCAACTGAGCAGCCGGGCACGGCAGCGGGCGTGTCGGCGGCGTATCGCGCGGCGATGGATAAGGGCGGTCAGCAGACGGTTGGTGACTACTACGCTAATCTTCGCAAGGACGCAGAGGCGTACCTTGCCAATGCCAACGCGCCGACTGGCGTAGATGCCTATAACACATTAATCCAGTCTGGCATCAGCACCTCAGACCTTCGCGCTGCTGGCGTTGCCGATGCGGTGTTGAACAAGATCTTCACGGTTCAGGCTCCGATTGAGCAGTCGCAGTTCACAACACCTACCGGCATGACCTCGGCCTACGAGCGCAGCCCTGACTTGGCCTTTGAGTCGCAGCGCTTAACTGCGCAAGGGCAGGACGGCAGGGCGATACTGGACAAGCAGGGGCGTGACTATGTCGCCAACCTGCAGCAGGGCGGCATCGATGCGGCGGAACGTGCGCAGATGCTGGAGTACGCCACCGAGCGCGGGTACTCGTTTCAGGATCTGATCGGCGCGGGCGTTGACCCGAATGTGTTGTTTGTTGATGACGGTTCCGCAGCGGCCAAGGCAGCAGCGGACGCAGCGGCCAAGGCAGCAGCAGATAGAGCGGCAGCAGATGCAGCGGCGGCAGCTGATGCTGAGAGGCAGCGACTTGCAGCAGCCAAGGCAGCGGCTGATAAAGCAGCAGCGGATGCAGCGGCGGCTGATGCTGAGAGACAAAGACTGCTGGATATTAAAATAGCAGAAGAAGCTGAGAGACAGCGACAGGCGGATAAAGCAGCCGCTGATAAAGCAGCAGCGGAAGAGGAAAGACGGCGACGAGAAGAAACCATAAGGCCATGCCCTTCTCCTGAAATGCAAATTTCTCTGGCTGATGGAACACTAAAGAAAGCTGGAGATTTGCAGCTTGGCGACAAGGTTAAAACTCAACACGAGACCACGTTAGAGTGGGGGGATTACGAGGTTACGCATGTTTCGGTAATTCCCAATACGCCGCGTTTAATGCTCAAATTTGACGGACTTGACTTTGTATGTAGCCACAGCCACAAGTTTTTTACAGAGGATGGTAAGTGGGTTGATGCGGATGCGGTAGCCGTTGGAGACAGGCTTTCTGGAAAAACAGTGCTTGCGGTAGTCGAGCACTCCGATGGCCCCGTTGTTAGAATAACAGTTGCGGATGCACACACGTACATCTGTGAGGGGCTATTTAGCCATAACAAATCGCCTGTTGGCCCTACGACCCCGCTGCCGCCACCCGTTGTATTAACCGGCGGCGTCACACAAGGCGACTTAGTCAAAGCCGTCACCCCGACCGGCCCCACAGCAGCAGAGCTACAGGCGGTTATTGATGCTGCCAACGCAAAGGCGGCCAAGGATGCAGCAGATGCAAGAACCGCGCGCGAGGCAGCAGAAGCAGCGGAAAGGGCTCGAATAGCCGCGCTAACGGGTGCCGCAGTCACGGCGGTGACCCCGAGCTATAACGCGAAGCAACTGCAGGACATCATCAAGGCAGCGGAAGGCGTTAAGGCAGCAGAGGGCACGGTGACAAATCCCGTTGACACCCGTGGCAGCGCAGCGACTGGCAGCCAGAGCGGTGTAACGACGTTCTTGGATACCTATGAGGCTCCAAAACCCTTTGTCGCACCCGCTTACACTGCACCGACCGTGTACGGCCAGCTTCCAACGCAGCCTGACATCTACGCTGCTGGGCAGGCTGCGCTGGACACGACGTTTAATCAATCTCCGCGAACCGCGATTTTGGACGACAAAGGCAGGCCGACCGGCCAGTTCGACTACAGCCCCGCTGCCAAGCTTAGACCCGCGACCGGCGCAGGCTTTACTTTCACACCGCCAAGCGTGACCACCCGTCCGCGCTCGTTACTGAGCCCGAGAGAGGTTCAGGCTTACGGCGGACTTGGCCCGTCCAAGTCGCAGCAGTTTGCGCAGAACCGTGCGGCGATTGACCGCAGCTTGCGTAGACTACAGGCGGCCTCTCCTGCGCTTCGCAATGCGAGCACGTATGCCCTGCTTCGCAATCAAATAATGGCGCAGGAGTTTGGCGATCCGCAGCGTGTGTTTGACCCAAAGACTGGGGAAGTTAATTCAACGACTGAAGAAGGCCAAAATTTCTTAAAAGCAGTTAACGCGCTTGCTGCAGGCGCCCCTACAGGTCAGGCTGTTAAGACAGACGCCACAGTAGGAACAGGTACAACAGACGTTGACCAAACCGACGGCAGCGTCATACGCGGCAGCGGCAGCAGCACCCAAGCAGGGGGCTACGCGGCTGCAATAGAACCCGACAGGATTACCTACGGCGGTTACGATGCTTTTGCCAAAGGCGGCTACGTAAAAAAGTCTGATGGGTCAGCAAGGGATGGGCTGGCTCGCTTTCAGGAAGGCGGTGAGGTTAGTGCAGCAGACCTGCTTCGGCAGTTGGAGGGCATCGACAACACGCCCACCGCGCGCACGCCTGAGCCAGAGCCGGAGATTGAGCAAACGGAAAGTCGCTCCATGCTGGACCGTCTGAAGGGTGCCGGCAGTGCGGTCAACCGAGCCTTCTACGAGAACATCTCCAAGCCTGCAGTTGGCGCGGCGGTTGACATGACCGTGGGCCTTGGTGACCTTGCACAGATGGGTGCCCGTTACTTGGGTGACCGAGCGGGGATGGACACTGGCGAGTTCACACCAGCAGCTCCGCGTGTGCGTGAAGCGCTGGGTGTTGAGGGTTACGACCCGTATGCGATTGGCAGCATAGCCACGCAGATTCTGCCGTTTGCCGCAGCGGGTCGAACCGCTGTGTCAGCACCAACGGCTGCCAGACAACTGGAAACCATGTTCCCAAACCTTGGTCGTGAGACTGGGGCGTATGCTGGCGGTGAAACTGCAGCCGCTACTGCGCGCGAGGTAATGCCGGGTTCAACAGCAGCTGAACTGTTGGCTGGTGTTGCTGGCGGGATGGGCGGTGGATTTGGAGGCAGTGCGCTGGACGCTCCTGCGATGAGCAGAATCGATGCACCTACTGGCGACGAGCCACCGGCAGGCAGTGCTGCGGCGATGTTGGATGAGGTGGAAAACGCGGCTGACGCATCCCCTATCAGATTAGCCAGAGAAGAGACACAGGCAATAGACAAGGCAGTTAAAAACAGAAATACGCGACAAAAGTTAAAGACAGAAGCACGTAGAATTAAGGGCAATTATTTGGCAGAAGATGGCTGGACGCCAATTCAGGCTGTTGGCATGAAAAAAGGCAAGCCTGATTTTAAGGGAATTGCCTACGGTTTTGAAAAGCCTCCAGCCGGAATGGAAAAGGCAGCATGGTCAAATACTCTTTCTAACAATTTGGTCACAGAAGTGGACAGCGTAGTAGAGAGGGCAAGATCAGGAGATCAGGCTGCAATTGATATACTGCGGCAGGCTAATTGGTATCGCACCATGCGGGACCAGCTTCGCTCGGAGTTTGGAGGCGTTGGTGACGTTTTTGCAGATGTGCTTGGCACAACAAGCGCCCAGACAAATGTAGAGCAAAATTTTCGAAACGCCACTGAGATACTGCGCAGGTATAGCCGGGGAGAGTTTGACACTGAGCTGCAGGCTTATGAGAACAGGATCAAACAGGGGCTTCCCGTCGATGGCAAGGCGTTAACCGCCCTGCACAACGCAGGAGAGTTTCCGTTAATTACCAGCTCATCCGGAAAACTTTTTAATACCAACAGCCCGTCCTCGATGGGGGCGCTGCTGGATATGTTCAGATCAGTAAAGACTGGTAGCGCGCCAAAAACACCAAACTTTACTGGCAACCTTATTGGACTGACCAATGAAGCAACGATAGATGTTTGGGCAGCACGAATGCTGCGCAGGCTTTCTGGACAGTCGCGCATACCGCCTGTGGCTGAAAATACTGTGACTGGAAAACACTTGGTCGGATCCAGCCTTGGAAATCCAAAGGTTGGTGGCGAGTTCGGTTTTGGTCAAGATGTCTTTAAAAGTGCGGCAGACAGAATTAACGCATCTGGAAACGTGAAATCTGTTATCCCTGAAATGGGTGATCTTGGTCCTGATGACCTGCAGGCCGTTGCTTGGTTTATGGAAAAAGAGCTGTGGACTAAAAACGGATGGACAACAAAAGCCGGGGAAGGCGGATCTCTTGAGTACGAGATGTCCTTAGCCGGAGGCGCAGATCAAGCTCGCATTGATAATTTACGTCGAGAAATTAATACAGGCTTTAAAACCCCAAATAAAAGAAAAAAAGAAACTGATGCCGAATATGCAGAGAGAGTAGCTCAAGCAAGGCGCACCTATGACAACCGGCAGGAGCTGGCAGAAATAGAACTTAGGGGTCTTGAGTCTCCGCTTCAACGTTACACACTGGGCGTTTCTGGCGAGATACGTGGCCGCGAGGGAGTTCCAAATAAGCTTATGAGCAACTACGAACAGGCGGAACTTGCTGCTGAGTTCGATGATGTGCTTCGTAATGATCAGTCTGTGCGTGGATACAATCTTGCCAACGCATATGGGCTTTTTGCAGGGGAAAAGGAAAGGTCTCTGAACGCTGAAATTATTGTTGGAGAAGATTTTATTCCGGACGCCTTAACTAGAAGGCTGGTTGAGCAGGGCAAATTTTACGATCAGGATGCCGTGTTCATATCTAAGTCTGTCAAGGCGGATGCACCTAATGCAAGGCCTGGAGTTGAATTATACTTCAGAAAGGCCGTACCTCTGAAGACGCTTGAAGATCTTACGCAAAGGCTGCGCGATAAAGGCATAGATGGATTTACTTCTATAACAGACATGCGCTTTGGTGATAAAGTGAACCGCCAATCCCGCTCGGGCGATCCGGAGACGGCATCGCTGACTGGACTGCGTTTCCAATATGTGCCAGAATTTGATAGCTCCTTTGATCCGTCGAAAGCAAATGAAATTTACGCACGGCAAGAAGCGCTGTATAACGATGTTGTTGCGGAAATTTTATCTGAGGGTAACGTCTCAGATGCACGGTTAACTTACTACGATACTAAAATCTTTTTTAGGGATGACTACGATGAGTACCTTAGAGGCACGGCTCCAGATGGAGGTCCAGAAACGCGGGGAGGGCTCCCCTCTGGCGCAAATGATCCGCAACCAAATAATGGCGGAAGCGCAAGGGAAGAGCTTTCAAAACTTGTATCTGACGGGGTCGGTCAAGCGGCCCGCGCAAGCCCCCAAGAAGGCGTAGATAACTTCGCCAAAGGCGGCGCAGTCACCTCCTCGCGTCGCATGCTAGAGAACCTCATTGGAAAAAAGCCTGAAGGCCAGCGCGTTGATGCGACTGGCCTGCAGCGCTTTGCCAATGGTGGCGAGGCTCGTGTAGGCGGCAGCGCCCCAGCAGTTGCTGGCCGCACGGGCAGGGCTGCTCAACTAGCAGCACAAAGGGCAGACGAACCACAGACTGAGAGTCGCGCCATGCTGGAGCGTTTAGATGCGGCCACGCCTGTTGAGCGCGCCGTGTTTGAATCAACGGGCATGGAGCCGGGGCTGGACAGAGCCATGATGTTACCCTTTGCGGGTAGCCGTGAAGAGGGCAACCTGCAGCTTGCCGCGCCGGGCTTTGTCTACGATGCAGCAAGGGCGTTTGTCACCCCGGGCATGGCAGCCAGAGGTCAGCAGGTGTCGGATGAGGACATCCTTAACACTGCCATGAACGTCATGGGCGGCGGCGTAGGTGCAAGTCGAGTTGCAGGCCCCAGAACCGCTCCGGACGAAATGCTGCTGGGTATGGGAGTTGGGTCGAGAGACACACCAACCGCTGCCGACGACCTTGCTGCGTTGACGGAGCGGGCTCCGACTACCAGTAGCATAGCTGCTAGGTCTGCGAATGTAGTAACCGCTTTAAATAAAAGCGGAGACCCTTTAGGCATAAACATAGCCGTAGATTCGCGTAACGGAACGGATTACGCGGACCTTATTGTTAGCGGCGCTAAAAAGTTTGAAAGCCGAGAGACGGCATCTTTAAAGCCTTACGTGGGTAAGAGAGTAGGTATTGTGCGTACTGGTGCAGGTCAGGCAGAAGTTATAGGCTCTGTTAAAATAGGTCAACCTATTGAAGTTAATGAAAAACAGTTTAATCAGCTTAGGGATCAACACCTAGTTGCAGAAGATTCTTCGTTTAACATTAAAAAAGGCCAAACTAAATTCCTTTATCCCATGATAGACCCCACATCTACGCCTCCTCAAAAAGTCACGTCTAAAGGAATTGTAGCTAGGGCTATCCCCACCGGGCAAAGGGCCGCCGACGACCTTGCTGAGTTAACGGCTAATGGTCTTACTACGTCCTTAGCAAACCCGAGCGCAACAGGTGGCACGTTAGGGGATGCCCTTTCGCAGTTAAACATCACTCCCCAAAGAGTGGAGAAGTGGCGCAGTTCCCGTGAAGGCATGCGTCAGGAAAAAGTGTCGCAGGTGCAACAGGCCGCTGAAGAGCTAAGAGCGGGCAATATCTCTACCGAAGAATACCAGCGTACTGTTCGGCAGTATCAGCCGATCAAGCCGCTGGGCGCTGTGCAGAAGATGCCAACGGTTGAAGAGGTTGCGATGGCGCTTGGTAAGAATGCCGAGACGTCTCCCGGCATTGTCGGAGTCAATGTCGATCTGCCCGATGGGACACGTGTAGCTTCCCGCCTTGACATCCCTGCCTATGATAAATACGACACGTGGGTCGTCTCGCTGCATGACGGTAACAAGACCGGCGGCAATGCTATTGGGTATGGGCAGGCTGCAGTACTGAATGATGTTAACTTCATGTCGTCAGCGAAAGCTGCATTGAACATTGCGACAGGAAAATCTGCCAAGGGAACAATTGCGCGCATCTACGGTAATTGGGAAAACCGCGATCCATCGGCAATAGCTCAACAGGCTCGCGACATCTTGAGCGGCAAGGCCCCAGATGCTTCTGACTGGATAGAAGTGGGTATGAATCCTTACCGTCACAGCTATTTCTATAGAAAATCAGACGGAATGCCCGTAGCATCTGCGGAGCAGGTGATTCAGGTCGGTCCGTTGGTGTTGGCGAAGAAGCCGGTAACACGCCCGGTAGAGAGCCCTGAACACCAGATCGACACGCCGATGGGCACTCGTTATTTCAAAAAAGGCGGAAACGTAGAACGCGTGCGCAACGATAATCGCAGATATCTTTAGGACACCGACATGCCCATAGACAAGGTAGTAAATCTAGCCCCGAGCACCGACCTCATCGAGATTGGTGAGGAGGACGGCCAAGAGATTGAGATCATTCTTGAGGATGACGGCAGCGCTGTTATTGAGATCGGCGGCAGCGATGCCAACGATGATTTCTACGCTAACCTTGCCGAGGACATTGACCAGCAGGACCTTGGGCACATAGCCATCTCTCTGCAGACCCTGTTCGATGCGGACAAGAGCTCACGCGGTCAGTGGGAGGAGCTGTACGCCAAGGGCTTGGACCTGTTGGGTCTGCGGATGGACGAGCGCACCCAGCCCTTCCGTGGCGCAGCCGGCGTGGTGCATCCAATGCTGACGGAGGCCATCATCCAGTTCCAAGCGCAGTCGTTTAAGGAGCTGATGCCCGCCAGCGGACCCGTGCGCACCCAGACTCTGGGCAAGGAAACGCTGGATAAGGTCCAGCAGGCAGCCCGGGTGCAGGACTTCATGAACTACCAGATCACCTCCGTGATGAAAGAGTACACGCCGGAGTTCGACCAGCTGCTGTTTTACACGGGATACGGTGGATCTACCTTCAAAAAGGTGTATTTTGACGCGCAACTTGGTCGGATGGTGAGCCGGTTGGTGCTTCCGGACGATCTTTACATCCCCTACCACGGCTCAAGTGTGATTTCTGAGTGCCGACGCATCACGCACCGCATTGCGATGGACTCTAACGAGTTCAAAAAGCGTGTTTTTGCAGGTGAATACCTTGATGTAGAGCTCTCGCCCGACGGTTCTAACAGCGGGCAGGACCAGATTGGCGCGACGATTGACCGAATTACGGGTGTGCAGGCCACTGGCGAGCCGGAAGAGATCACTTTGCTGGAATTTCACGTTGATTTGGACATCCCCGGCTACGAAGATGTAGACGAGGACGGCGAACCGACCGGCATCAAGCTACCTTACGTGGTAACAGT